CTTTTCCTAACAACAGTTGATGCTTTAGGTAAAGGTGTTCAGTCATTCTGTAATGTCCACGACTCATATGGAACTGTGGCTGCCGACTGCGACAAACTTGCAGACAGCATCCGTTCTACATTTGTTGATATGTATAAGGACTACGATTTGTTGCAAAGTATCAAGCAATCAGTCGAGCCTGTACTGGATGAAAAGAGCAGGAAAAAGCTACCCGAAGTACCACCAAAAGGTGACTTTGATTTAAACTTGGTATTGAGCAGTGACTTTTTTTTCGCATAACCAATCCGCCAACGGATACAATACCTTCCCTATTAGACTGAAGGGTAAAGATTATCCGAAGGTTATTATTAACTAACAAGGAGACTAAACATGGCAATGTCAAATGCATTTACAACACCCGTGGGGGTGGCAGCTTTTCCTTATCTGTCAACTCCAGATACTAAGTTTAATGAGGAAGGTGAATACAAGGTGAATCTCATTCTTACTAAAGAAGATGCTCAACCTGTTATCACACAAATTGATTCTGTTTATGATGAGAATGTCAAGGAGCAGAAGAAGAAGCTTGGTAGCAAACCATGCAAGGAAGCTAATCGTCCTTATGCTGATGAACTAGACCAAGAGGGTAACCCAACTGGTAAAGTCATTATCAAATTCAAATCAAAAGCTGCATATAAACCCGCAGTCTTTGATGCGAAAGGAACACCCATGCTAGAGCATAACATTTACGCAGGGTCTGAAATCAAAGTGAACGGTGCTATTGCTCCGTACTACACATCAATGGTTGGAGCAGGAGTTAGTCTTAGACTAAGGGCTGTTCAAGTCATCCAGTATGTTGAAGGTACGAGTGGTGCAGGTCGCTTTGGTTTCGATGAAGAAGTAGGATACGTTCAACAAACAGAAGAGGCCAAAGATGCATCAGTATCAGAGGATTCAAAGAGCGAATCGGACTTCTAAGTATCGGTCTGGGTTAGAAGAGGCCGTTGCAAATCAACTTAATTCATTATCTATCCCCTTTGAATATGAAAAGTTGGTTCTCAATTATGTCCGTCCAGAGAAAGAGCATAGGTACACTCCCGACTTTGTTCTTAACAATGGAATTATAATTGAATGCAAAGGTCAGCTTCTAACTTCAGACCGTCAGAAGATGATACTCGTAAAGAAACATCATCCGAAGAGGGATATCCGTTTTGTTTTCAGCAATAGCAAGTCCAGGATTTCTAAGAAGTCTAAGACAACTTACGCTATGTGGTGTGAGCGAAACGGATTCCCATACGCTGACAGGTTTATTCCAACTGCTTGGCTCAAGGAAAAATAAGTTGCATAAACAGTCAAAAAATTTTACAACAATCATGTACTACAGTTGTGTGTCGTACAGCCCTAGGTTTTCTTGGTTCGCCAAGATGCCTAGGGTTTTTTATTTAGGAGACAAAGATGGAAAGTGAATTTACCCATCATGCTCCATGTGATTCATGCGGAAGCAAAGATAACGTAGCTGTCTACAGTGACGGACACAGTTATTGTTTCGGTTGTGGCAAGCATACTTCAATTCATATAGGAGAACAGATGGAAACGGAAAGTGTTCCCAGTGAACTTATCATTGGTGACTTATCGGCTATTACTAGTAGGCGTTTAAGTTTAGACACCATTAAGAAATTTAATTATAGGGTCGGCAAGTACAACGGTAAACCTGTACAGATTGCCAATTACCATGACAAGCAAGGTAATATAAAAGCACAGAAGTTGCGTTACCCAGATAAGAGTTTCCAATGGTTGGGTTCAGCAAAAGAAACTGAACTGTTTGGTCAGAGCCTATTCGGTTCTGGTAAAAACGTAACAGTTTGCGAAGGCGAAATTGATGCCATGAGCATGAGTCAAATGCTTGGTAACAAATGGCCTGTAGTTTCAATCAAGTCTGGTAGCAAGGGTGCAAAGCGTGACATCCAAGCCAACATGGAATGGCTAGACAAATTTGAAACCATTACATTTTGTTTTGACCAAGACGTTCACGGGCGTGAAGCTGCGGATGAATGTGCTAAATTATTTGCACCACAAAAAGCAAAGGTAATGAACTTTGATTTGAAGGATGCCAACGAGATGTTGGTTGAAGGCAAAGGCGAAGAACTTGTCAAAGCATTTTGGAATGCAAAGCCATACGCTCCAGACGGTATTGTATCGGGTGCAGATATCTATGACATCGTTCACAAGATTGATGACACCAAGTCAGTGCCTTATCCTTTTGAAAATCTTAACGGGCGTACCCGTGGAATGAGAAAGTCAGAACTTGTAACTGTGACCGCAGGTAGTGGTATCGGTAAGAGTTTGTTTGCAAGACAGGTAGCCCATCACTTGCTTAAACAAGGTGAGACTGTTGGCTATGTAGCATTGGAAGAGTCAATGCAAAGGACTGCCCTTGGTATCATGGGTATCGAAATGCAAAAGCCATTGCACTTATCAAGAGAAGGTGTGACGGATGAAGACTTTAGAAATACTTTTGATGCGACTGTCGGTAACGGCAGGTTCTTTTTATACAATCACTTTGGTTCATCGATGGCTGACAATTTGCTATCGAAGATTAGATATCTTGCCAAAGGATGTGAATGTGGTTGGATATTCTTAGACCACTTATCAATCATTGTAAGTTCTATTGCCGATGGTGATGAGCGTAGATTGATTGACAATACAATGACTGCCTTACGTTGTCTTACTGAAGAGACAGGTGTAGGCATGATGCTTGTGTCTCACTTGCGTAGGCCAAGCGGTGATGAAGGGTTTGAAGCAGGTAAGATGACAAGCTTAAATTCTTTAAGAGGTTCACACGCCATTGCACAATTGTCCGATATGGTTTTAGGACTAGAACGAAATCAGCAAGACAGTGAGAACCAACATGAGACTACTGTTAGAGTTTTGAAGAATAGACATAGTGGTGATTGTGGTGAGGCAGGTACATTAACTTACGACACAACCAAAGGTATTCTGATGGAGTCTACATATGTCCAAGAGTTTTGATGAGAAGGGTCTTGAGTGGACGAAGGTCATCATGGATGCATTGGCAGAAGTAATGCAAAATCCAGGATTGCACGTTGAGATAGAGGTGGCATCATTGCCTTCTTACTTAATGATTGATTCAGCCCTTGGAGTTTTAGAAGAGGAGAACGAAGCAGCGGAGCGGATATCAGTAAGGCTCTGCACTTTACATTAACCATATAGGAGAAACAAAATGAGCGAATTAGTTTTTGATATAGAAACTGATGGTCTTCTATACAATGTTTCTACCATCCACTGCCTTGTTATTCATGACTTGGAGACCAATCAGACTTCTGTTTACAATGACAAAGGGGACACAGACCCTGTTGTTAGGGGCGTCCAGGTCCTCGAAGACTCTCCCTGCATCATCGGTCATAATGTTATTAATTATGACATTCCTGTTCTGCAGAAACTCTATCCTTGGTTTAGATATCCTGCTTGCGTTGTTGATACTCTGCTTCTTAGTCGTCTATATCATGCGAACATGATGGACATGGATAAGAAACATAACTGGAAGACAATGCCACTCAAACTATATGGCCGCCACAATCTCGAGTCTTATGGGCATAGGTTGGGTGAGTTCAAAGGAGACTTTGGTAAGACAACAGACTGGGCTAACTGGTCTACAGAAATGCAAGACTATTGCATACAAGACGTTACACTGACCACCAAACTATGGGAACACTTTCAACCTTACCTTCTTGGGTCCAAGTAGAGCATGAGGTTGCTAAACTACTAACGGAGCAAGAACTTCATGGATGGACTTTTAATGTTAGCGCTGCACAGCAGCTTACACAGACTCTCCAAAAAGAATTGGAAGAGATTAAACAAGGTATTAAACAACGACACCCCTTCGTTAAAGGTGAGGAGAAAACTCCTAAACGCAATAACAAAACGCAAGGCTACATCGAAGGTGCAACTTTTACCCGCCTCAAGGAAACTAACCCAACTTCACGAGACCATCAAGCATGGATTCTAAAGACCTTTTATGGCTGGAAACCGAGCCAGATGACAGCCACTGGGAAGTGTATTATCGACGAACCTATACTGAAAGAGATAGGATCAGAGATTTCTATGATGTTCCTGAGATGCTTGACGGTAACGAAAATGCTTGGGATGATCTCCGAAGGCGTGAACGCATGGC